TTGCGGCCCGAGGGGAGGATCGTCTTGGCCGCCTTGGTCGAGATCACCAGGTAAGCCGCCTTGCCGGCCAGCCGCCAGATATGGTCTAGGACCGCGTCCAGCTTCTCCGGCTCGACGTGTTCGAGGACGTCCGTCGACACCACCAGGTCGCACGGCTTGGGGCGCAGATCGCGGCCAGCGATGGCGGCGTCATATCCTAAGACGCGGACCGGCTTCAGCGCGGCGGCGAGCGCCTGTTCGCCGCATCCATAGTCGAGGATCGTTTCAGAACTGGTGTCCCTGGCGAATTCAAAGACGGCCTCCTTGTGCTTATGGCCGTCCGCGCCCCACTTCTGGCGCTTGCGCAGCTCGATCAGCTCGGCGCGATAAGCCGTTGAGATCAGATCGTCACGGTCGAAGCGATACGCGCCAGCGTGGCGCATGAACATGCCGAGGTGTCCGAGGTCCAGGCCTTTGACGCCCTTGGCGGCCAGGTGCGAGGCCAGGACGGTCGCGGTAGGCCCAAGACAGAGGAACACCGGGCCGGCGGGCGTCCCGATCTCCTCCTCGATCTGGTCTATCGCGGCGTAAGCATCCCGGCGCGGCGCGGCGATCTCGCGGATGCTCCTCGCGCCGGCCAGCATGTCGGCCCGCAAGCTGCGCTCGGTCCCCTTCACGAGGGTCACGTCGTGATCTTCCCAGAGGTGAGAGACCTTCGCCCAATAGGCCGGCGTGTCGATCCACGGCGCGGAGTCCGGCCGGGTGATGAAGCTGGAGCCGTAACGCGGGCCGAGGAACAGGTTCGAGAACTTGGCGTCGTTGTATTTCTGCCAACCTGGATTGGGCGAGCGAGCGACGTTCATGATGCAGGGGACGAAGTCTGGCCGTCGTTCCTGGTTGGCGATGATCTTCAGCTCCATCGCAAGGCTGGCGTCGTACACCTGCGAAACGCAATTGCCGCCGAGCATGATCGAGATTTCCCCGTCGCCGTAGCGGCCGAGGCTGTAGCCGCCGAGCGCCAGGTCGATCGTGTCATCTTCGGATAGGACGGTTGGAAAGGTCATAGGTGCTCCATGAGCGGGACAATGGGGAAACACTTGAGGGCCGAGCGGCGCGAAGCGTTCACGATCTCGATCCCATTGGCGGCATAGACGGGGGCGGAGACGTCGAACGCCCTGATGAACATCGGAAACGGCGACTCGGCATTGAGCGTCTGGGGATGATCCCCGAAGAAATGACGACGCTTGCCGGCGAGCCCCATATCGAAGCCGAGGAGGACGATCTTTGTCGCGCCCATGAGGACGGCCAGGTTCACCGCCTGAAAGCCGGAGTTGAACCCCTGGCCGATCCGGTCCGCGTCAAAGCTGGGAAGCTCGGACCGCGTCGAGCGAACGCAGTTGAGGCCGAACTTCCGCGCCAGCTCGAGTCCGCCGTTCTCGCTTTGCGTCCACCTGCCCGGCCCGACATATCCCGGCGCGCCTTCGTGCTCGACCCACCATCGGGCGTCGCACGCATAGAGCACGTCGGCGGAAGGGATCAGGCGATAGGCGTCGTTGACGGCGACGATGCGCAGATCAGCCCGGCGGCTTGCCGCCAGACTTACCGCCGCCGCGTCCGCCGCCGACAGGCTTGGCCCGGTTGCCACCACCACGGCCACCGTTCGCGGCGGCCACAGGCGTGGGACTGGCCGGGGGCTTGTCGGCGTCGGCTCCGGCTTGACCGACGCCGGTCCCCTGAGACGCGCCAGGTTCCCCGGCTCCAGTCGCTCCGGCCTGACCTTCGCCGCCGGACGCCGAGGCTTCCGGCGGGGCGTGTAACACGCCGTCCGCGTCGGCTATGAGCACAGGGTTCGGCGGCGGCGGGATAGACGCGCCCTCGCGGCCGGCGGCGGCGTTCTGCGCGTCAGTGTAGGCCGTCCAGTCGATTTCCTCGGTCGAGCCGTCGCTCGTGTCAGGGCGAGGATCGTCGAGGGGCGCGTGCTCAAAACACCGCGTCCAGCCGGTGAGCGCCGAGCCCGGCGCGGGTTCAATGAACACCGGCAACTTTTCCACCGTCTTGAACGACTGTTCGGGGACCTTCGCGGCCGGGGTGATCGTCGCGGGGATCGCGCGAAGGCAAGCCGCCCTCACCAGGCGCTCGGCCTGCGCCGCGTCGTTCGTGCTGAAGAGGCCGGGAGGGTCGACCCGCTGGCCGACATTCAACTCGGTAGGCTCCTCGCCCTGGCGATAAAGCACCGTGCCTGGCGCGAGGGTGATGAACCCCGCGACGATCATGTATTTCATATCTTCCCCTCGGAAATGAATCGGGCCGGGGGATCATCCCCCGGCCCGAACCGTGCCCGCCAGACGCCGAAACGTCAATCCGGCTTTAGGCTCCCGCGAGGCCGAGGCCGCGCAGATATTCCTTGGACGAGCGGGAGTCGCCCGCGATGAGGAAGCCGATCGAGGCGGTCTCGGGCGACGCGGCGTCGGTGATGTTCACCGACACCCACCCGTATTGCACGCCGGAACCGTTCAAGCCGAGCTGATCCGCGCGGCCGTCTTGGGCGGCGACGATGTTCACGTTATTCGCGGGCGAGGAGCCGGGAACGGTGACAGTCGTGGCCGTCCCGAAGTTGGTCGCCCCGGTCCCCACCGAGTCGGTCGCCTTGCGGAGCTGCACAGTCACGGACTCGCCGCCGTCCGCGCCGGCCTGGAAGCCGACGCCGAGGAACATGCGGAACTTGGAGGCGTCCACCCACGTCCCCGAGGGGAACACCATCATCGTTTCAGAAAGCTTGCGCATGAGGGTCTAGGTCCCAAAGAGGAGGTTGACGGGAGCGGCTTAGCCGGGGACGTCCAGCAGGACGAAGGGCGACACGGTGTAGCCGTTCTCTTCCGTGTAAGGCGCGGTCAGCCAGCCCTGGCCGTCCACGTTCCAGAAGATTTTGATCACGGTCTTGTTCTGCTTGAACAGGACGTGTTCGGAGGCGGCCACGAACGGGCCGGACCCGTCCTTGATCAGGTAGTAGTTGAGGTCCGCGATCGAAAGATCGCCCTTCGTGCCCAGGCCGGGGAGGCGGTTGTTCCAGAACACCGGATAGCCGAGGAGACGGTTCGGGACGCCTTCCGAGGGGCTGGCGACGTAGATCGGCCGGCCCTGATCATCCAGCATGTTCAGGACTTGATTGAGCACCGCTTGCGAGCCGGCCCAGATCGGCGAGCCGCCACGCATGAGGATTTTCGCCACCATGGCCGTGAGGTCGGCATATTTGACCAGGTTGGCCGTGGTGCGGTGAATGCTGAGCGCAGCCGGCGAATTCAGGAAGCCGAGCGGCTTGGCGACACCGTCGCCACGGATAAAGGCGAAGTCTTCGGCCTGGCCGACCGCGCCGCGAAGTAGGCCCTCGATCCAGGCCGACGACGCCGGCCAGTTGCGCAACAGCTTGTCGGTGACAGTCACGGTCCCCGCGACTTCCTGCGGTTCGAGTTTCACCTCGCGCAGTTGGGCGCCCGTGTCCGGCTTAGTGTCGCCCTCCCCGATCCACTGGACCGTGACGCCGCCGAAGACGTTGGACGGAGCCGCGCCCGTCTGATCCAGGGCCGGAATCGTGATCGCAGCGTCGGGCGGCGTGCCCGCCGGGATCACTTGGGCGCGCGGACGGACGATCGAGGACGCGGGGTCGATGCTCAAGATCGTCGAGCGGAATTGCTCGGGGATCATGAAGCCGCCGCTCGACCCGGTGTCCATGCGCTGTTCAGAGAACACGCCGTGTTCGTCCATGACGGCCAGGGTCTCGCCGCCACGGCTTTCGCCATAGAGGCCGGAGAGGCGGGCGTCGTTCGGCGCGAAGCGGACGGCGGCCATGAACGCGCCGAAGGTCTCGAACTCGCGGGAGGCGGGATCGCCTTGGGCATGGATCAGCGCGGCGCGGCCACCTTCAACGGTCGATTGGCCGCGAGCGGCGGCGGGAACGACGACGGCCATAGACGCCTCAAGCGCATCCTGGCCGACAAGCCGATCGATGTTGGCGGTCATGCCGTCAACCTCGGCCTTCATGGCGTCGTAAGAGGCCTGGTCTTCAGCCGACAGGCTGTCGCCCGTCGCCCCGGCCAGAAGCGCGCGCATCGCTTCGATTTTGGCTTTGCGCGCGGCGCGAAGGGCGGCGAGGTCCATGATTCTTAGGCTCCAAGAGGGGCGGCCAAGGCGCGCCGAATCAGTCTTTCAAGCCGCAAGCATATGCGACGTTGTGATGATCGCCGAAAGGATCAGAGGTCGAGGGCGTCAACTTCCATCCGGAGAAGCGCCGTTCCACGTCCGCGCCGGGCCTGCGGATCGGGCGCGGAAGGGTCGACGCCATAGGTCGCCAGCGTCGTCGGCAGGTCGCGAACCTTGTCGATGATCCCGCGAGTCAGACACCGCGCGGCCGTGTAGGCGCGGCCCTGGCCATAGTCTGCGCCGCTGGCCACCGAAGCTGCGATGCCCCGGCCACTGGCCACGGACCCGACAAACATATCCATGTAATCGCCGCACATTTCGTCCAGGTGCGCAAGCGCTTCTTCTGACAACGGCTTGTCGTTAGCGCCCTCTGTCTTGTATTCGCCCTTCTGAATATAAGTCGTCAGGACGCCCAGCTCGGCGTAATACTTACTCCAGTCTTCATGCGTCATGTAGACGCCGAGGCTGGGGAGAACCGCGGATTTCGTCGCGACGATCTCGTCTTGACCGCACGCCATCCAGTAAGCGGCGGAACAGCACTGGCCGGACACTTGGGCGATGATCGGCTTTTTGCCGCGCAGCGCGAACAGGGCGTCGAACGCTTCCTGCACGCCCATCACGGACCCGCCGGGGCTGTCATAGTCGATGATCACCGCCTTGATCGAAGCGTCGTTCACGGCCGCCGTCGCAAGCGCCACCAAGCGGCCAGGTGAACAGGGCGCCGTGCCCATGAGCCAATCAAAGATCGTCATGCGGTTCGAGATCACGCCGCGCACGGGGATGATCGCGACGTTACCCTCCTTGCGCGCCGTGGCCCGCTCCGTCGCCGAGTGAACTGCCGCGCGCACGCCGCCGGAGGCCTCGACGTCGTCCTCGGCGTCGTCGTCGTCGTCCTCATCCTCGTCGCCCTCATCATCGTCCTCATCCGGTTCGATGGCCGCGCGGGTCTGGTGAAGACTCGTCGCGGGCACGAGCAAGCCAGAGCCGGGCATTTCGCCGAGCGGCACATGGCCTTGAAGGATTCGGCCAAGCGCCACGCGGGAGCCGTCCAGGACATCCTTACGGATCGCCCACGGCTCGCGCATCGTCGCCGCGATCAGTGCCCCGATGTCCATTGTCAGTTGTCCTCTTCGTTGGCGGGGGTCTTGGGTTTGGGCGGCGTCGGCGGATCGTCCTCGGCGGGGTCGGGCGCGGCGTCCGGTTCTTCCGGCGGGGCCGAAACGTCTTCGGTGTTGAGCATCCGGAAATACTTGTCGCCGTCCGGATAGGGGTTCATGTCCTCGTCGCCGCGAATCTCGTTGGCGTTCATCGCCGCCACCGCCTGCATATCGCGATAGTATTGGCCGCGCGCCTTCATGTCGCCGCGCTGCAACGCCTTCAGGTTCAACTTGATGAACAACCCGGCCTTGCGCTCCTCGGCCGTGAGAAGCTTGCGGTTATACTCTTGTTCGATCTTCACAATCCACGGCTGGAGCGTCCAGACCACGAACCCGATCATGATCTGTTCAATGCCGCTACCCCACGAGCTGGTTTTCTCCATCGACTGGAGAAGGACAAGCGGGACATGGAAGATGCGGGCGATCTCGGCGATCTGGAATTCGCGCGACGCAAGGAACTGCGCGTCGTCCGGGGCGATCGTCGTGGAAATGAACTTCATCCCCTCTTCCAACACCTTGACCCGGAAAGCATTCTCCGGGCCGCCTTGCTGTTGGAAGCTTTCGGCGATGTTCTCTTTCGCCTTGTCGCCCAGCTTGCCGGGGTGTTGCAGGAAGCCGCCGCTCTTGGCGTCGTTGGCGAAGAACTTCGACCCGAACCGCTCCATCGCCAGGCCGAGGCCCACCGCCTGGCGGGCCACCGAGACGGGCGAATATCCGAGATAACCGTCGAACCCCATGGCCGGGATGTGGATCACGTCCGCCGGGTCGAGGGTGACGCTCTTGGCGTTCACCGTCGAGCGGTAGACCAGCGCTTGACCTGGCGGCTTGTAGGGGAACGTCCTATCCGGATAGAGCGGCCAGACCGCTACCGGGTCGCCGCCGCGCGTGCGCTCGATCTCGCCATAGCCGTTCCCCCACAACAGGGTGTGGTGCATCCCGGTTTGGCGCGTGACGAATGCGCTCATGTCGTCGTTGGATTGCTCGTTCAGGATCACGTTCAACGGGTGATCGAGCACGGGGTCGGAGCCCTGGCCGTCCTTTCGGCGCTTGCGAACCGAGCAGGGGAGCTGCGCGATATTGTCCGCGATCACCGAGACGCACGAATAGACGGCCGGGAAGGTGATCGCGGACCATTGCGACACCGGCATTCCCGAGTCGGTCTTGCCGCCCCCGAGGGCGCGGATGATCCAGCCATCGTCGGACGCCAGGCTTTGCAGCTCGCCGCCGGCCACCGCCTTGGGCGCCGTGGTGAGCATGTCGGCGAGGCCGGCGGGGCGGCGCGCCAAGCCGAGATTTTCCATCAAACCCACGTCAGACTCCTTGCACCGCCAGGTCAACAATGCCTCGCGACTCGTACACCGACTCCTCGATCTCGGGCGCGAGTTTCATCGCGGCGTAAGCTGAGATCATCGCGACCACGCCGTCGATCTTGTTCTCGACCGCATCCTTGCGAGGGTAGACGTTGTCTTTGGCGTCCTCACGGGCGACCACGTTCGAGATCATCCAGGCGAGCACGGGGTCGCCGTCGTGGACGATCCGGAATTCCCGCATCATGCCCTCGATCTCCTTCATCGGATCGCTGAAGTTGAGGACGGTCGGCCGAAATTCCATCACGGCAACCTCGGCCTTCATGAGGTGAGTCACGAGCTGCGACGCCTGGTGAGGGTCATAGGCCACGGCGGCGACGCGGAAGAAAGAACAGGCGGCCAGAATGTCGGCTTCGATCTGGTCATAGTCCGTCATCCCCCCTTCACAGACCGACATGAGCGGCGCGGCGACGGGGACCAGCGGGGTCGAGGGGTTGCCCTCCTCGTCCTCGGCCGTCCACACCGGGCCGCCGTTGTGGCCCATGGTCGCGCGCCAGCCCTGATAATGCTCGTTCTCGGGAGCCTCGACGGTCTCCTCGGGGAGGTAATGGCGGGCGAAGACGGCCAGGCGCGGCCGGCCCTTGTCGTCCGGCGTGTGCTCGAACAACAGGATCAGGGACGCGATGTCGACCTTGCTGGCCAGGTCGAGGCCTATCCAGCACTGGCGCCCGGCGAAGTCGGCCAGGCGCAACGTGGCGTCGCCAGAGTCCAGCCACCGCTGAACAGGGAAGTAGGCTTCCCGCGCCTGGACCCAGACGTTCAGGTATTTGGTCTTGAACGTCCCCGCCTTGCGCGGCTGATCCAGGGCCTCTTGCCGGCGGGCCTTCAGGAATTCGATGAAGGTCGAGACGCCGAGATTCGGGTTCGCCTTGATCAGCGCCTTGTCGGTGGACCAGTCGTCGCCCTTGTCGATCGAATAGATCGCGCCGAACAGCTCGTCGTTCACCAGGACGCCGGAGAGCACCTTTTGCAGCTCGATCTGCGCCTGGTAGCAGGGACCGGCGATGTTATCCCCCGCCGTCGTAACGATGATCTGCATCGGTTGCTCGCGTGAGCCCATGCCGGTTTGCAGGGTGTCGACTTGGGTGTCGGTGTCGTGCTCGTGATATTCGTCGTGGATCGCGCAATGAGGGTTCGCGCCGTCGCCAGGGTTGCCGATGATCGGTTCGAACTTGGCGTTGCGGCCGTTGACGTGAATGTTCGAGGCGAACACCTCGGCCGAGAACGCGCTCATCATCTTGGGATTGCGCAGCGCCATTTGCCGCGCCGCGCCGAAGACGTACCAGGCCTGTTTCTCGGTCGTCGCGCCGCTGTAGACTTCGGACCCATACTCGCCGTCCGCCAGGAACATATATAGGCCCACGGCGGCGGCCCATTCGCTCTTGCCGTTCTTGCGGGGGATCAACAGGAAGATACGGCGGAACCGGCGCTTGCCGTCGCTCTTCCGGAGCCAGCCGAACGGGATCACCGTGATGAAGCATTGCCACGGCTCAAGGATGAACCGTTGCGCCTTGGCCGCCCACCGCCCCTTGGTCAGATATTGCAGCTCGACGAAGCGACAGACCTTCTCCGCCGCGTCCGGATCAAAGCGGTAGCTGTAGGCCTTGTCCCGCCGGGCGCGCTTGACGTCGTCCATGTGCCGCTTGGCCGACAGGCGCACCCACTCGCACGCCGCCCGCTTTCCGCTCACCACCTGGCGAGCGTACTCCTCGGCCTTGAACACGTGCGGGTGCTCTAGGACGTTGGCGGGCCGTGCGGCCATGGCCTAGCTGAACTCCGCGAATGGGTTCTCGCGTTCACCAGGCGGCGCGCTGACCTTCGACACCGTGGCCGGCGAGAGGCCAAACTCGGATAGCAGCGATTGCATGTGCCGCATGGCCTCGTTCCGCTGCGCCACCTCCGGCCGGCTCTTGGGGACGACGGAACCGCTCATCGACACGGTCATGAACACCCGGCCGAGGTCTTCGATGACGGACGTGCAGTCGAGGATTTCGTCGTATCGCGTGGCGGCCAGGCTGAGCATGTCGGAGTGATCCGCCGACGCGATCCCCATCCCGTCGAGGATCGCGACCGTCTTCGAAAACCATTCCGCGCCGCGCACGGATAGCCACTCCGGCGGCGTCGGAAGCGCCTTGGACGGCTTGGGCGCGTTCGGATTCATCCGCGACGGTTGCGCGGTCCCGCCGACCACCTTGAGATGATCCGGCTTGCGCGGCCGGCCGCCTGGTCCCTTAGCCATTGACAAACTCCCAACTCAGTGAACCGGCGGATTGCCCCGCCATCGTCGCGCGATTCGGCTTGGGTCCAAAAAACGGCGTTGGTTTTGCACGTGTAATAATTTTAT